CAAACCATCCAAACTTGTCAAATAGGGTGTAGCCACCACCAAGGGCAGCTATGCTGGCCGCAACCGCACCGATGGTTTTATGGATATCAATCATAGAACGGCAATCAAAAGCACAATGACAAAGCCCACCAGAGCTACGATGAACCCTAGTGCGGCAGTGTCTTTATCGTCTTCGTTCATGCCCAAGGCATACCGTTAGCCGTTACCGGGTGCAGTTGCTTCTCGACCTTAGCCGTTAGATTGGCTTCGATCTCGGCCTTCTGGTCGCCCAGCGCGTCATACACCCAGCCCAGCACGATCTCTTCTGTCAGGTTGTCGTAAGGAATGAAACCGGGTTCGTCCGGGTTGCTGACATACGTTGTCGTGCCACCGTAGAAAGCAGAGGCTGAGTCTTGCTGAGCAGTACAAGCCCAGGCTACGTTAATGACAAACCCGTTGGAAAGATCGCGGGTCATGTTTTGAATTGCCCAAGTAATCATGGTTTAGTCCTCGATGAATTCATGAACAGCGTCAAGACCGAAATGGTCGTTGACAAACTTTAGCAGACGCTCAACATCAATCTTCAGCACTTTACCCGTTGGCGTGTGCTTGGATTTAAAGATCCATTCATTTGTTTCTCTGTCGTGCGGTGAGAACAACGTAGCGTTACCCGCAGCGTCCATGACGTAGGCTTCACCGCTGGAGGAGTACAGACTGATGCCATTGGTCAACGTGCCTACAGGAGCAGTGCCGTTGAAGATGTCAAGGTGGTTGGTGCCGACTGTGGTTGCTCTTTCTGCGCTACCGCCAATTTTGACGTTGCTGTTGGTTCCTTCCACAAACAACGCATGGGTGTTAGTGTCAGACTCAACACGGAAGTCAGCATCTACACCGTCTTCGTTGAACACTGCTCCAGTGCCTGCGGCTGGTTTGGCGATGAGAGCGCCTGCGCTGGTGATGCGCATGCGTTCGGTTACTGAGCTTGCCCCGTCAGCAGTGGTGCTGAACACCAGCCGTCCGGGCATATCCCCAGAACCGGGAGTCCCATCTACTTCGGCAAAAATAGACGCCCCGTTGCGAAGCTGCGTTCCATCACCGCCACTGAATACAATTTGCCCTAGCCCGCTGCTTGAAATAACTGTGGCAGCATTATTTAAGAATAGCCTTGGGGAAGCATCTGCCGTTCGTGTTAAAGATAGCGAGGACGCTAATGCGGTTGATCCTTCTACTTGTACTACAGGAGCTATATTTACGGCCCCAACATACGAATCTCTACTTGTCGTAGTTCCTGCAAAAACATTCCCAGCAAAATAGTTCGCCGCCGTCCCGCTGGCGTAGATGTTCCACTTGTTTGTGCCGGAGGAAACCAGCGAGGTGATGCCGAAGTTGTTGGTGGCGCCTGTCTGATCATCAATATAAACGCCGTGTTTATTTGTGACGGTTGATCCTGCGCCAACTGCCCCGCTTGCAACCCAAACACCACGCACGTTAACGCAAGTAAAAGAGGCTGCCTCAGTTGCTACTGCGGTATACAAACCGTTTGCTGAAGTTGTAGCTGCTGAATTCCCAGTAAAAGCAGCTTGCAAACCGTATTGATTAACGCCAGTCAATGCGCTGGATGTAATCCTAATCCCTACTTGAGAATTCGGCGCACCCCCCACCCCCATATACCCATTCACCTGTACGGTGTCGGTGGAGGCATCGCCGAGGGTGGTGTTGCCTGTTACGTTGGCATTGCCGTCTACGGACAGCTTGTTTGTAGGCGAATTCGTCCCAATGCCGACGTTACCTGCGCTAGTAATACGCACTTTTTCAGTTGCCGCTGAGTCTGCGGCAGACGTCCAAAACGACAAAGCACCTGCGACTGTTGTTGCGTTGGCATCTGCAACACTACGGACTCTTGCAACAGTTCTTGGCCCGGTTCCACTTGGATCTGTTGAGTAAAAATCTAAATCACCAACTGTGTCGTTAGGTGCCCATGTTTTACTTTGGGTATCTTTGATTGTCAGGACAGGTGTTGTACCAGCCACATCCAAAACACTGACAGGCGAACTCGTCCCAATACCAACATTACCGCTGCTGCCTTCCACAAACAGCGCATGGGTGTTGGTGTCAGACTCAACGCGGAAGTCGTAGTCGTTGCCGGGGTCGTTGAAGACTGCTTCGGTAAGGGAAAGGCCTAGACGTTCAACAGGTGATCCGCTACGCCCGGTTCCAAGGGCTAGGCCTATATCGCCTTCTGTACTGCTTAGATTGGTGCCTTGTATATAAGCATTAACGCCACCTGAAGTTGCGTCAAAGTTTTCAAATTCAATTTTCCCTGCAATACTTCCCGCCTCAACACTGCCATCATTATCTGTTAAACGAATAATTGAAGAAGACGAACTTTCAATATGAAAAAGCGAATCCGGCGAACTCGTCCCAATCCCCACATTCCCAGCAAAATAGTTCGCCGCAGTACCAGACGCATAGATGTTCCACTTGTTAGTGCCGGAGGAAACTGCCGAGGTTATACCGTAGTTGTTGGTGCCTCGGCTTTGGTCGGCGATATAAACGCCATGCTGGTTGGTGATGGTGCTGCCTGCGCCTAGAGTGGCATTTGCAGCAAAAAACCCAGCCATCTCTGTAACAGTAAACGATGCTGCTGCCGTTGCCGGGACTGATATAAAACTGCGAATATCCGATGTCGCACCGGATGTTCCAGTAATTTGTGATCTGATCCCCTCCTGTGCGGTACCAACCAACGCAGTGTTAACAATTTGAATTCCACGGCCGGAAGTGCCAGCACCACCCACCCCCATATACCCGTTCACCGTCACAGTGTCGGTGGAGGCGTCGCCAAGGGTGACGTTGCCTGAGACAGTCATCGCCCCCGTTACATCAAGTGCATTCGTCGGTGCAGTGGTAGAGCCAATGCGGACGTTGCCTGCGAAGGCGTTGTTAGCGGTTCCAGAAGCGTAAATGTTCCACTTGTTAGTGCCGCTGGAGACAAGCGATGTAATACCGTAGTTGTTGGTGCCTTGAGTCTGGTCGGCGATGCGAATTCCATGCTGGTTCGTGATTGTTGAACCCGCACCTTTGGTTGCGTCAGCCGCTAAAAACTGGCTTACGTTGGTTACCGTAAACGCAGCGGCAGCGGTACGAACATCTCCGACCACGCCGTAAATTGCAGAGGTTGCGTCTGAAGCGCCGGTAATCGCCGAGTACACTCCGGTTTGTGTTGTGCCTGTAAGCGCCGTATTTCTCGGGTACATAGCATTACTAGCGTTTGCCGCGCCACCTGTGCTCATATACCCATTCACCGTCACGGTATCGGTGGTGGCATCACCAAGGGTGGTGTTGCCGGTAACATTAGCGTTACCATCAACGGTCAGTTTGTTTGTTGGCGTAACCGTACCAATACCTACGTTGCCGCCAAACGGATTGAATATGTTGTCGTAAGCCGTTGTTGCAGCGCTGTTAGTTGGCTGATAAATAATCGCATTCCCACCAACAGCTTTTGAAATGTTTAATGCAACACTCGATCCTGTTGACTCTGGATTCAAAATTAACCCAGCTTTTGAGCGAGACTCTGCAAGCGTCGATGCGTATGTTCCGTCCCCTACTCTATTAACTTGTAATTGCGCGACAGGCGCATTCGTACCAATACCAACCCGATTATTCGTAGCATCAATAACAAATGTGTCGCTATCAAAGTTCAGGCCATTAGGCGTACTAACCGCGCTGGAGTTGATTGTTAACGTAGTACCGTTAGCCGAACCAATGTTAATCGCTGTCGTGCTTGTAGAAACGCCACCTGTACCGATATTGACGGTTTTGGTTAAACCAGACTCTGTAGCACCCGTACCAAGGTTAAGAGTATGAGTCTTAGTAGATTGATCGAGCGTCAACGCTCCGGTCTGAGAAGCACCACCAGCAGTCCAGGTTCCAGTCGTTTGAGACGTACCAAGAGCGATATTCTGAGTGGTGGCAGACATCGTGACAGCAGTCGAGATCCCCACTGCCCCAGTCGAATCCGCAATCGTGATGGCGGCAGTGCCATCTTTGGCGTTGATATTGCTGACTTCAATCGTCGTCAGATCCAATGCAGCGTTCGTGATCTGTACCTGTCCCGTACCATTAGGGGCAATGATGATGTTCCCGTTAACACCATCCTCAATCGTTATTGATCCAGAGTTTGTACCCGCGTTCGTATTAAGAATCAGGTCGCCCGTGCCGTTGGTCGTGATCGTTGCGTTGGCGTTGGAGTCCCCCACACGCACCGTATCTGCATCAAGCTGCACATCTCCAGTACCGTTTGGCGCAATGACAATGTTGCCGTTGGTGTCCGTAGAGGAAAGGGTGTTGCCAGCAAGGCTTAAGTTCCCAACCAAAACAGACGTATCACAGTACAGCGTCCGCCAACTCTTAGCGGTTGAGCCAAGGTCACGAGCGTTGTCCGTGGATGGCAAAAGATCTGTGTTGAACTGCGCGTTTACCGTCACAGTATCAGTGTTTGCATCGCCCAGAGTCGTGTTGCCATCGACCGTTAAATTGCCGGAGATGTGTCCGTTAACGACAGTCGTTACGCAAGCATTGACGTTAGTCCCATCACAGAACAAAAACGCCGTGTCTCCAGCCGGAACCGCAACGCCAGTACCAGCAGCGGTTTTGAGTGTCACCGCATATGCAGCGCCGTTCTTAAGCACATACAGTTTTGAAGCAGCTGGGCAAATAATCTCACCCGCAGCGGTTAGCGCAGTACCGCCAGCCCCTGTATCAGCGACCAACATTGCACAGCGAGACTCAGAAGTCGTGCCGTCTGCAACCGTCAACGTGTGAGCGTTAGCCGTCCATGTGTTAATTGTAGAAAGCCCAGCAATCGCCTGCTCCACCATTGACGTGATGTTGTTATTGACTACATCACCCCACGTACCGGACAACTCACCAGTGACCGGAAGGGCAAGCTTAAGAATCGAAGTGTATTGAGTTGCCATGATCTATCCTATGCTGCTATCTGTTGCCAGTTAGCTGTCTGTGCGTCGTTAACCGCGCTCCAGCCAGAAGTTTGACTATCGTTGATAATTTGCCAGCTCACTGAAACAGGCCCGGACACTGCGCTCCATCCAGCGGTTTGCGCGTCACTGATATTCTGCCAGTTTGCAACCTGAGAGTCATCAATCAGCCCCCAGACATTAACTTGGCCTACGACCCCAGTAGCTTGAACACCTGTAGCTAGAACAACCGCAGTGCCAGTAACTGTGACAGTGCCTACAGCACCTGAAGCGCTAACACCGGTAACAGGTACGAGAGCATTAGCAGCTACTACCACAGTGCCTACAGCGCCTGTGGCTTGAATACCCGTAGCTAAAACAACAGCCGTGCCTGTAACGGTGACGGTCCCAACCGCACCGGTAGCCTGAACACCTGTAACTGGTACAACTGCGCTAGCAGCTACAACAACTGTGCCTACAGCACCTGTGGCTTGAACACCTGTAACGGGGACAACTGCAGCTGCAGTAACTGTGACGGTGCCAACAAAACCTGTGGCCTGAACGCCCGTGGCAAGAACTACGGCCCCCGCAGTAATAACTACGGTACCAACTTCGCCAGTAGCCTGAACACCTGTAACTGGTACAACTGCGCTAGCAGCTACAACAACTGTGCCTACAAACCCTTGCGCAGTAACATCTGAATGGCCGACACCCCACCCTTGCTGCCCCCAGCCAACGCCAGAGGCAGACCAACCTTCAAAGGCTACGATTGCATCGGCCACCTAACACCCATTAAGCAATACGAAGCAGGGCGTTGGAAGCATCATTAGTGGGCATCTGAACGGTAAAATCACCATTTGTTGAAGTTTTGTCCCCACCAAAATCCAAGACTGCAATGGCTTTATTGGATTTACTTGAGTTGTAGATCAACGCGCCACGCGCCGTAATCGTCGAAGCTGCCCACGTCGTATCACTAAAGTCAACATAAGCAGTCGTACCTGAAAGGCTTACTGACGCACCAGTAAGCGTATTGCCGCCGGTGGTGTAGCCATTACCGTTAGCCACTTCATCGGAAGTCGTATACGCCGTCGTGCTTGCGCCAAGAGTTGCAGCGCTTGTGTACAGCGCAATCTTAATGACGTCTGTGTCCAAGTCATGCTCGCCCAAAAAGAGCTGCTGCTTGAACGACGAGCACATAGCCTGAGAGATAGCCATTTTTTACCCCTTATTTGACAGGTACACGAACCTGCCCAGAACGATACGTATCTTGACGTAGTTTTCCATCGCCAAGGTTCTTCAATAACATCAACGACTCAGCAAACATAGACTGGTACAACGCAACCATATCCTGTTCGCCTTTCATAAATCGTATGGCTTCAACCAACGTACCGTTCAACAGTGCGGAATCAAACTCGTCGCCAAGCCACGTAGTCCCAGCCGTCACAATACTTTCGGGGTAATACCCGTAATGAAGCTCCGTGCTGTACGTCAAGTTTGGAGTTGGACCAACAATGAACGCGGAGTCATCAAAGATTGCATAGTGCTTGGGACGCCCACGAGGGGGCGTAGTGGTGTTAGATACTTGGCCGGAAAACGGATAGGCTTCACGAATGAAGTTTACGTCTTTATCAATCAGGTAGTAATACCGGTTATCGGTATCAATAACAGCCATGGAATACACGTACAAAAAATCTGTTGGGATCTGAAGGTATGGATTCCCAATTGTCATAGTCCCTGTCACGTTTTTACGCAACGCCGGGATTTGAACAGCGTTGTAGATCTTCTGTTCAGCTTGTTCAGTAAACATAGCAAGCGTCGCATCTGTGAACTCATTCTCACAGATGTCTTTGACGTTTGTTTTTAGATCAGCGTAGTTCATTGCTTAAGCCATTGGCCCACGAGCCATCACGCCCTTGGTAGCAGCACCAGTTCCACGAATTTTGATGCCCGTGGTCTTGACATCCTTTTCAGGATAGCCTGAGTTTTTGAGGTCTACCTTGGGTGCCGGAGTTGGCTGCATTTTAGTAGGTTTCTTAGCCATTTTAGCTACCCCGACCGGATTTCTTGTACGTAAACGAAGACTTCTTCTGGTTAGCAACCTTAGCCAGATTACGACCTAGTTGCTTCATTTGAAGATTGGTTTTACCGCCCTTAGCAAACGTCGGCGTCTTACCAGGGTGCATGGCCTTCTCATGCTTGCGAACTGCTGCTTTGCCTTCCATGATAAATCCTTAAGAAGTGACTATCGTTACTGTACCAACTTGGCCCACTGCAACCAAGTCATTTGGCGTAAGGGGCGCATCAAAGCTACGAGAACCACCTACCGGGTTCCAACCCCACTGAATCTGCCTACTACCCAACCCAAGACTTCCGTCCTCCAAGACTCCAGAAGTTACATACGTCGTATCTCTTCTTGGATTCCTAAGTGCCTGCGGGTCATCAACTGGGTACATCCCCAACTGCAACTGAGGATGATCGGGGTCCCAACATTCATTACAAACTAGTATGTTGACACGCTTGGTCTTAATAATCAGTTCTTTTAGATTGCGCAGGCGAAACCGAAAGCCACAACGATCACACATCGCAATGGCAATCTTGCCTGACGCATATCTATTCCCCATTACGCCGCACCGCCAATGAACTGGCGGCGAGGTACAAACCGTACAGCAGCTTTCTCTCGATCCTCGCCCGCTGCTAAATTGAACTGCTCATCATATGCCGCCTTTAGCATATCTACCCTAGGCGCTAACTCAGGCACCTTCATAGCAATGTGATACGCAAGCCCCGCTACCACACATGGCAAGAACCTAAAGTTCATGTCAGCAATCTCGATCCCCGCCCCCGCATCCTGCACACGGCGAAGTCTCCAGTACACAAACTGATAAGTCGTGCTGTTATCTGGCGTAGGCCATACAGTTACTGCAGGTAGGTTTGGGTTGTAGATTGCAGCGCCATTCGAATGAGATGCTGCAGTTGTCCCGTTTTGTCCACGAAATACACCACCTAATACGTTGCCGTTTAGGTAGCCGTAGTAAATGTCTTCTGAATCAATCCTGATGAAGCCCGCAGAAGGTAGCCCCGCTGTTGACGACAACGTAATCGTCGTTGTGTTTGACGAGTTAATAGAGCCATTGAGCGTAGCTCCGGTCGGTGCTACCTGACCTGATAGCCTTTGTACCCACACTTGAATGGGCCTTGCCTGCTGAAGCTTATTGGGGATCGTAGCGTAGGTAGAAACGCTAATCCGGGTGATCGTCAGGTCCGCCTGCGTTGAAGCAGTATTTTGCCCAGTGCGTATAACGTGATCTAGCAGATCAATGGTGTCCAGAGGAAGCGCATAAGTGTTCAAACCGGGTGTCAGGGTTAGTGTGCCCTGATCAAACGTCCACATATTCAAACCACGATTCTGCCACTCGATGGTCATCAAGTTCATGGACCGTCGGGCCGTACGCAAATCATAGCCCGAACGCATTTCGCGGCCAGCACGCTCCCAAGCTTCTTCGGCAATCTCCGTGAAGTCTAAGTCAAACGCAGTAGTGCCGGAGGTTGTCATCTATATCCTGCCGTTTTCTTAGCAATGCTTTTAGGTTGAGCTACAAACTGTTTACCTTTGGCTTTTCCTGCTCGCTTTGCTCGGGTTGTTGCTGCGTATTCCTGGGGGGAAAGAGCTTTGATAGCAGCCTCTGGAAGGTATCTTTCACCCGTGTCAGAAGATCGTTTACCACTGCGAGTCCTCCACTTTTGAGCGGTCCAATCTTTCAAAGACTGCTGCGGGGCTTTCAATCTTTGTACCCCCCACCAGCGTCTTTATACTTCTTAGCCAGAAGCTGTGCCTTACGCCCGCTCCATTGCCCTGCCGCAGTCCCTTGCACTGCCTGCCCTTTGATCTTGTTGAACAATGCTTTACGCATCCCAGGCTTGGTGTAGTTTCCAGCTTCGTTCACGCGGGATACCTTACCGCCCTCAGCGTACTCTGTGAAGTCCGTGTTATCACGGCGCTTCTTAAGTTTGCCTTTGGGCATCTTGCTTGGGTTAATTGCGCCCATCCCGCGTGACGACATCATGTTTACACCATCCGGCCTTTGGTTTTGCCACGTTTGGCGCAGCCATCTGCAGCTTTGACGTAGCCACCGCCTTTGTAACCCTTCATGGCTTTATCATAGGCTTCGCCCATCTGAGTGCGCTCACGCTCACGGCGTACTTCTTCCATAGCGCGTTCAGCCACACCGGGGGCGGGCATCATCGACATCTCACGAGCCTGAGCAGCGCGGGCTTCTGCATCACGAGCTGCTGCTTCGTTCTCACTCATGTCAGGAGGCGTTGCCCCTCTCATGGAACCCAGATTACGGGTTTTCTCTTTACGTCGATCACGCGACATCTTATCCATGTCAGCACTTCCCGCCATAAGCCATCTTGACTTGTTTTGCTTTGGTCTTGCCTTTTTGTGCAATACCGTCAGCCGCCTTGGTATAGCCGCCAGCAGAATAGGCCATACCGCCACCCATCATCTTCTTGGCCATGCCACCGTGTTTCATTTTGCCAACGCCGTCCGCAGCAAACGCCGGAACGCGTTTACCGTCTTTTTCAACCATGGGCATGCCGCCGCCTGCATAACCGCCTTTTTTCATGCCTTTGGCTTCAGCCATCTCATGTTTGATCATGGACTTTGGAGCGCCTTTTTTCTTCATGAAGGCAACCTCTTTGCCCATCATTGCCTTGGATTCTTTCATGTCACCACCCTCGTTAAATTTACGGCCTTTATCGGCCTGCATGAAATCCTTGCCAACCCTTTGTGGGATACCAAGGCGTTTAGCGGCAGCAGGGTCATTTGCGACCATCGCCATCAGATTGTGTTGAGCTTTCGTCTTGCTGGGCATTTTCACCTCGACCAAGAATACGTTGCACGGTGTCGGTTTCCCAAATGCGGATACCAGTCCACAAGATCGTAAAAAGCGCAGCAATAGATGGCAACATATCGACTAAGGTACCAACGACCGTCACAATGGACAAGCCATCAAGCACCATCTTTCCAGTTTCAGGAGCGGTATCTTTCATTTCAGCAATTCCACGCCCGCAAAGATTTGTTAATACGGCTATTTGGATCTTTGGCTGTTTTGGCAGACGTAAGTTTCTTCTTCATCCCTTTCATCCGGGCACAGAATGAATCACGCCTAGATCCGCCCTCCGGCTGTGGCGGTTTTAATCCCGGCTTCCCAGGATTAGCCTTGTTGTAGCTAGCGCGTCCTTTAGCATTAAGACCGCCAGAGGGGTTCTTACCTTCTTTGCGCTGCCACGCCGGAGTCTTAGCCATACATCACCCGCAAATAAGAGTTACTTTGGTAACTTGATCCAAGGTAACAATTGCATATCCATACTGAGCTTGCCCAACCAAAATACCTTCAGCTGCCATGTATAGACTGCTTGAGGTCGTTACAGACCCCGGAGTATCCATGAACAACCTTGGAGGCAAAGGGCTTGAGTTGGCATCACTGATTGAAATACTGCCCGCATTGGATGCGCCAACGTAATACACGCCTTTAATGCGACACCTGGGCAAAGCCAAAGCACCGCCATACCCAACCGTAATTGCACCAGCCGTTGCAGCACTGACCGTGATGC